AAATTCTTTGTTCTGTCTGAGCAGTAATTTTTGCCAAGTCTTTTATTGATCGACCGTCAACAATTACATCATCATCAAGATAAATAATTGATTCACTTTCCAATGAATCTTTTTTTTCTAGCAGCGGTTTTATTAGTTCTTCGGTTTTTTTTGCAACATCAACTTCAGAAACGCGCTTGTTTATAACTTCCATTTCAGATGATAATGGAACACGAACCTTAAAATTTTGGCCGCCCAAAACAAATGATCGAGTTCTTAAAACTTGTTGATTAACTTTTAGAATTTCTGACAGTTTCATATCTTATCCTTTCTTGATAATGCCGTTATATATTTCGTTGTTCAAATCGTTGACATATTGAACAATCTCTTGTGGTGACATTTTATCAGCATGATTTGCTGCAATGGCGTGAACCAATGAAATGCCTGTCAATTTTTGTTGCGGAAAGCCGAACCAGCTTTTAGGTGCGATCAATGATTGCTCAAGCAAATACCCAAGCAAATCGTTGTTGTTGTTGATTTGTGTTGTCATATATTCTCATGTAAAAAAGCCCCCGAAGGGGCGATTATTTTAGTTATTTGACCAGCCGTACTGACCGCCGCGAGGATGCACAGTGAATACGCATTTGGCCTCTGCGCCGGGAGCAGGATCAATTTGGAATTGAGATACCCGACCATTAAATGCATAAGCAATTGTGTTTGTGCCATCTACCGCAGCAACCACAAATGTGCGATCCACAATGCCGCTATAAGCATCTGCGCGAATCTGAAGCAGTGCAGCATCGGATGGATTCCATGCGGCAGTGATAGAAAGCGAAGTCGGAGCAGATTGCACCGGAATCTTGTCCGATTGACGCGCACCGGCAACCGAAAAGTTTGCCACTGCATCATCTTGCCCAAAAGCCGGGATTGCTTCAACTGGAACCGCAACGCCGTTTGCGCCAGTACCGTTTGCCGCAGTGCCTACAATTGCCGCAACTTGTGCAGTCCATACCGACAGGTTTGCTGTTGTCAGTGGTGTTGGAGTTGCAGCCGATTGCATCCACAGTGATGCGCTAAAGCCGGGTAATACTTTATTTGGAATCGCCATGATGTTTTCCTAATTAGACGTTATTAGACCAACCATATTGACCGCCGCGAGGATGAATCGTAAACATGCATTTCGCTTCAGCACCGGGCGCAGGATCAATATCAAATTGACTGACGCGACCGTTAAATGCGTAATAAACAATGTTTGAGCCATCAACAGCAGCAATCACAAATGTTCGATCAACAATGCCGCTTTCTGAATCTGCTCTCATCAACAGCAAGTTAGTATCTGCCGGGTTCCATGCCGCTGTAATTGACAACGAAGTGGGCGCAGATTGCACCGGGATTTTGTCTGATTGTCTTGCGCCAGCAACGGAAAAGTTTGCTACCGCATCATCCTGTCCGAATGCTGGAATTGCCTCAACCGGCAGCAGGTTGCCTGATACAGCAATCGGCGCAACGCTTGCCACAAGCGACAATTGCGCGACTGTCAATGGTGTTGGCGTTGCAGTTGGTTGGCAATATAGCGAAGCCGAGAAACCCGGCAATACTTTATTTGGAAGTGCCATTTTTAATTCCTCAAAAAAGTTAAAAAGTTATTTTATGTCGGAATATCCATTGTGCAATCCAGATAAATAGAATGTAAGCCAATGTCATTTTCAAACGTATTGTATAGAAAATCAACATCAATTTTGCTTACATAAAATCCACTTATCCCGCCAAACTGCCCACTGTATCCATGCAATGCTTGTATTATCGTGTTTGCTATGCTGAACGCATCTTGCAATGTGCCAGCATATATATTGGTCTGGAATATTGGTCTGTCTATTCCTTTGACCGATTGCGTTGATCCGGTATAGACCGGTTGATGCACGTTACGCAAATTCCATGTTACAAATTTCTGCTGCGAAGCAAAGTTTCTGTTAAATGATGCATACACAGGAACCGGCGAAACAACCGTTGTCAGTTGCGCTTGTATTGCTAATGCGTAATCACTGACATTGTTTTGACCAGCCATTTTTTAAACCTGTGTTGATGGATCATTGTGGTAACACAAAAACGTCACTTTCATTCTATCGTTTGATTCCATTGCACTATCAATTCGCCAATCATGCCCACGCCAAACGATAGAATATAAATTCTGGTTGTCGTACATATCTCGCGTATATGGCGTGAAATTAAAAGTTAAATTAATTACACCAGCATAAACTCGATATTTGTCTGTAATGCGTAAATCGTTTTTTACTTCTTTAACTTCTGCTTTGCTTTCAAATTTTAGCGTCTTTGTTGTTACCGTATCGCCATACGCTGAAGTTGTAAACCCCAAAGTATAGACTTGCACTTCCTCATATCTTGCAATGCCCATTTAATTGCTCACATCACAAGTGGTTTATATGGGCGCAATAACGTATCAATTCCAAGTGGTATGCGCTTCATATCTGTTGATGTAACTTCACTGCGATTGTTATACAAGTGCGTAAACCAAAGCAAACCAGCTTGTTTAATAACCGGGTATGTTGCAAATGGTGATGCTGCAAGCGTATATGTCACAATAACGGGCGAGGTCATTTGCGGATTAATGCTTGTCGGCAAATCAGAACAAATTACTTTGCGCCCGGTTGGATCGTAATAATATGCAGATGGCGATACCGTTGTCAGCACCGTTGGAGTTTCATCGTTGTAATATTTGACCGAATCAATTGTTACGCCACCTTGTGATGTTTCAGGCAAGTCTAGCGACAATGGTGAACCGTACAAAGCCGAAACACCGTAATACGATTTGTATTGCACCGACACAATTGGCGCACCAAGATAATCCTCGATTGCCATGCGAATTGCTAGTTCAAGCGAAGTTAAATAGGTATCCTGACTTGTATCAGAATACAAATTTAGCTGTTCCCGAATTTCGGAAAGCGTCAACCAGCCCGTTGAAACATTACGATTTGTCTGTTCAAACCAATCGTAATTAAATGGGTTGCGCGTTGGCGCAAGTTGAACGAATCCTAGTCCTGTCTCTTGAACTGGCATGATTAAGTCGCAATCAAACGAACACCGGCAAATGGATCACGCACAGTAGATACCATGCGCTTTTCAGCAAACATTGTTATAAAGCCGGGCGCAGTCTGTTCCATTGCCTGAACAGTCATTTCCTCAACATCAGCAATGGTCAAGAATTTTGCCCAATCAGCAAGGTAAATCGAAATATCGCCTGTTGCTTCCCAAGCATCAAGATATGGATTTGGGATCACAGGCCACCCAAATACGTTGACCACTGAGCCACCGTTATTAGTGCCTGTTTCCATAAAGTAAGGAACATTGCCAGACGATACCGCTTTTGTCAGTACATCAATTGCAGTCGGATGCATCATCCATGCGGTTGTTGGCGAATTCCAATATTGACCGGGCAGCGCAAGCCGCATTTCCGACAATGTGGATTTGCTCAAACCAGCAACCGTTGCGCCGACTGTGGCAATCGTATGCCGACCATTGGTAATTGCCGTGCCGCTTGATCCAAACGCCGACACCGCGCCAGCCGCGCCGGGATAACTATTCAGCCCACGCAGACCATAAATGCCGCCTGTGCTGGTTGTGGTGCTTCCTGCTTGATCGTTATTAAGACCCATTGACGCGCCTTCCAACTGCGCGAATTCCATCATCAAATCTTCAATGAGTTCGTTATTTAGGCCATTTACGTCTGACAATACCGCTGTGCGAATTGGCATCTGTGCGGTAATCACTCGCGTTGGCAATTGCCAAATTGATGTGTTGATATTTGGTGAACCACTGTTGGGCGTAAATACATAGCCCCAGGGATTTGTGTTGTTTGCCGCATTACCTGTCTTTGCGACAAATTGAATGTCAGACATATTCGCGGTTTTGATTTGCCTCGCACCCATGCGATATGGATTGGCATATCGAAATGCAGCAAATACATCATCGAAGAAAGTTTGACCACCAACGCCTGAACCGCTGCCGGTGAGCGCAGATGCCTCGCGCAAATCAATAGTGATTCGATCACCAGTTTCTAGCGTCTGTCTAATACCGGAGAGAATTTTTTCGTTGGCTTTCATTTTGTCCATTCCTAAATTCAGCAAAAAACCCCGGCAGCCGAAGCCACCGGGGAAGCCGCATCATTAAGTTGATGTGCCGGTAGAACGATAACGAACACCAGCAAACGGATTGACAACCGAAGTTGCAAGACGTTTCTCACCAAAGAAAGTGATGAAGCCGGGGAAAGTCTGATCGTACCGGCGCATGACCATTGACAGACGATCAACGGTAGTATGGAAACGCGACCAATCCGCAAAATACATTGGATACAGGCTATTAGTACCAGCCGAACCAGTGGTCAACTGCGAAGGTGTGTCGCAATACTTGTTGACGATTACATCAAAGCCCAACAGCGTACCGACAATGCCATCCTCACGGGCAAGACCATCGATGTAAACCGGGCGTTTCTGATCGTCAACCAGACCGCGAATCTGCTGAAGCAGAACCGGATTAATCATGAATTTGGCATCTGGTGTCCAGTATTCCTGTGGCAGCGAATAGATGAAATTCACCACATCTTTGTAGCTGATATTACCCGCGCCGACTGTGTTGCCGTTGGTGGTGAGTTGGTCATAAGTAGCAAGCGAATGCAGACCGGAAGTGCTACCAGTACCGCTAGTGCCAAAAGCGGCAGCAGTGACAGAACCGCCAGCATAAGTCGCAGCAGCACCAGCATACTGATCCAGACCGCGCAAACCGTTTGTGCCGCCATAAGGATTAGTTCCAGATTGAGCCGCTTGGTCATTGTTTTGCACCATTGAAAGAGCTTCTTGCTGAGAGAATTCCAGCAGCATATCGGAAACAACATTCGCTTCCAGACCATCGATGTCATCCAGTGCAGCAGTACGGATTGGGAATTGAGCATTGATGTCTTGCAGAACCAATTGCCAAATTGTGGTGTCTTCAGTAGTAGCCGCACCGTTGTTCTGGATGGTATAGCCCCATGCCGCACCAGCATTGCCGGTTTTTGCACGGAACTGATACGAAGAACCATCAGTAGCAACTTGGCGCGAAATTTGGCGCATTGGGTTTGCAAGACGCAGCGGAGCAAATACTGGATCATAAGCAGTGCGACCGCCCTGATTGTTGCCGCCGCCTGTCAGTGCCGATGCTTCCTTCATGTAGGCATCATATTCGCCAGCATCTTCAAACAGTTTCAATTCCTTTTCCATGCGGGAATTGGATTTGTAAAATTGCGACAGCGCTTCTTTCACGCGACGATTCACATCAACCTGAATGCCTTTGTTTGGGCGAACAATCTCAGGCGCACGAATCTGTGCAACCTTTGCTTCCAGTGCAGAAACCTTTTCGGCAAATTCTGCTTTGGCAGTTTCAACAGCAGTAGAAACTTCAGCCACTTTTTCAGCGACCAGTGCTTGTGCTTTTTCTTGCAGATTCGATTCAATGGAATCG